ATCTTGCATCTCCATTAGGGCACAGAAGGCAATGAAGGCGTTTTCCTCAGAATTCAACACGGCTGTCTCCATTGAACCGGAGCCACGGCTGGTACCTTGTTTGTACTTAACGCCGAAGCGCGTACGGCCAGAGTTGCTATACTGCTTCATAATCAACTCTTTCAATTTCGAGTGATAGCGGGGGTGGAACGCGCGCATCCACAACATTCGCTCAAAGGTGCGCAGAGCAGGCGAGACATGTCCATCGAACCTGGAGAAATCAGTGGCAACAATGAAATCAGCATTTCGACAAATCGCTGCTATCCTAGCGCTCACCTCCGGCATACTACGGCCAAATGCATACCAAGTTTGTGTCTTGAGATGTTCTGCCAACGCATAGACATATGTCGCGTACTCAAGTTTGATTTTCGCATGAAAAGTAGTTATGTTTCGCGGATCCTTAACATCAGAGTAAACCTCTTTCTTCATAAAAGACTCAACATTGGCCATAGGCTCCTCAAAAGCTCCTTTTTCCAGTAATGCAATCTGGGCAGGGCGCTTCTGGCGCTCGTAGACAATGTCTGTCTCAACCGGGTGGAGAACACCTGGAATCGGGAAGAGGCGATTGATGAATGCGGTCGCATAACATGTGTAAAGGGGTGGGAGAGTGACGTCAGAACGTACATCTTCAACACGACCCTTTATCATCTGCTTCTCATTGTGATAACAAGAATCGGGTACATACGACTCGTCCATGATTGGTGACATGAATGCGGTCATAGTGGGGGGTAAGTCTTGGACAAAGGATTCAGGGGAAAACTGATATCTATGTATTGACTCCTCAACGGGGACGACGGTGTCTGGTTTTTCTGACACCTTCAGTCGATGAAACTCTGCAAGAATGATGTTTCCTTCCCGACCAGCATCATGCACTGCTGCAATCGCTGGGGGAGTGATATCAGTCTTTAGCATCCTCGCTTGGCAAGCCATTGCGTTATCAGCAGAAACAGGGATGATCGCGTTGATATGTTCCCCAGGACGCCCAGTCGCTCTAAAAACACCCTCCGGGCCACGCACATCCAAACGCATGAACCCATGATCATACAGGTTCAGACGTTCAAGCGTGGCACCGTCGAGCAAAAGAGACAGCCAGGTGCCGAGAGGCCCATAATGGCCAGTGGGGGTGAGCAACACTGCTTGATGGTCCGGTGCGAACTGTCGGCGCTCAACCAAATAGTGTGTAGAACTATAAGGGATGCCGAAAAAGCTCGCATAGGTAAAGAAATGGTCACGGCCGTAATTCCACACAGGATGAGTGTACGATCCACCTCCAGCAACACGATAGTTAACGAGGTCAGGATGCCCATCTAAATGAGTAAACGTATAGTCATACTCAGGGGCAGACTTCGCAACAGAAGTGGGTTGGAAAGTGTAAAGCACATATACCTGCGGTTCTGTGGCCAAATATCGCGGCATGTCAAGATACTGATCTACGTCAATAACAACACGACACGAATTGTTCGGCTCACGATCACAGCGGTGAGGCATTTGAATGTCTTTGGACCAAAAATAGTCTCGCATCCCTAGGCGACCCGCACTCATGTCCGTGATGGACATTTGCGGGTAATACGCGGTCATATAATTCTGTTGAGCGAATGTCTCAGCAAACTTTGACGCAGCAGAGCGGGATGATGCGCAAGCACCATGGGTGTGCGCGTCCCGAATTTTGATTTCGGGTTTTGGTAATTCACGGAAAGCTTTCCGAATGGAACGATCAGGTGTGGGACCACAGCGAAGATAATCCAGAGCGAGCGTCACAAATCTTGCAACACAAGCGTTAATCCAAGGGCGGGTCTTTTGCAATAATACAATAAGAAACAAAATAACAAAATGACCCACAAACCTATCTGTAGCAATTCGCACTAAACCGCGCTTTGTTGTGCGCCAGCCAAAATAGGCTAGGACACGTTGCGGAATAAAATGGTGGATGTACTCAAGGGTGTGGACAATGTCTCGTCCGAGGTGAACGCCGGCAAGTATATAACTCAGCACGTTCGGTAAATCGTTGATGTGGCGACCGAAACGGTCTTTAGCACAATACGAAAA